AGAAGCTCCACCACGACCATATTGAGAGTTGAGGTGTTTCTTTAATTTCTTTACTGTGGATGACATTCTTAGAGTATTGTTAACTAATTTAGTAAACGCTTTGGACTGTTTCTCAAGCATTGTTTGCTTAGTTATCATATCCCTTTCTAGGATGGTAAGACTTTTACTATTAAATAATAATCCACCAGTAGTCACCTGTAAAGGTTTTTCTATATTTAGTTTTTGATCTGCCTCAGCTGGAAAGCTTGAGCAGTTTGTAAATCCAAAAGTCATAAAGATGACTAATGCACCTACAGCAGCAATTTTTTGTTTATTAAACATTTGCTACCTCCTTATTTTTTTTGTTGTTGCGGCATCTAAACTACGATGCCCTGGCAGACAATATTCTTCAGGTAGTAGAATATCTCCTTGAGTTTGCCAGTGATTCCACTTTGTTGTTACTCTGTTTGTCACTATGTTCCTCTTAGAACAAATGACTTCCTTTGGGGGAAGTCGTTCTATAATTATACCACTTTTTTGGGTATTTGCAAACGACAGAAGTTATGGTATACTAATTAGACGATACAAATTAAATGAATGAGAGGATCGTAATATGAGTGTTGATTTTAACGCATTGCTCACACTAGAGCAGAAACAGCAAATTCTTGCTAATAACATCCAGCAGTTTGCTGCACAGGGCTACACACTAAACCTTAACCGTGAGGCTATTGAAAAGGCTAATCCAGAAGACCTTCAGGACCGCTTAGCCGCTATTGACGCAGACATTAAGACTGTCGAATCAGCAACAGAGGTTTACCAGGCTGCCCTGGAAGAGCTAAAGTAATTATTTAATTAGCCAGATATGGTAAGATGGACTAGGTGATAAAAATTGTCTAGTCCATCAAACCTATATGCGGAAAAGGTATACGCAGAGCAGCCCATAGCCCTATGGTCGCTAGACGATGACGTAACCTTTGCATCAATGTTTTCATCAACAAACCTAAATCTTAACAACTGGACAACATCAGCAACAGTAACATCGCTATCACCAACAACTGACCCCTATGCACAAATTGTAAATGCAAACTTTATTAGGGTTGTTACATCTGGAACTACCACAATAACAAGCCCCACCTTTTCTACATCTAGCAATTTTTCTGCTGGTGTTTGGGTAAACCCACAAGCAGAGATATCATCAATCACCTTTACTGTTGGATCACTATCAAAAGTATTCAGTATGACTGGAATAACAGATAGCTGGAAATACCTAAGCCACGTCTTTGAGGTCTCATCACCAATCTCTAGTCAAGCATTTGTAATTACCATAACATATTCTGGAACTTCGTCTAAAGACATATACTTTAATGGATTCTCAATAGGAAAACAGCAAAACCTATTTGGTACATTTAATGTTGGAAATCAACTCCAGTCACTTCCAAGCACTCTACCAGTTTCTGGTCATGGTGTAGAGGCATTTGAGTATGGTCTTGGAGAAAACTCTGGATGGTATATTGGTAATAATACATCTAAAACACTTTTTTCAAAAAACTTCTCTATGCCACTAGTATATGGTGCAAACACATCTACAGTCTTATATACAAACTCAGCAGGACCATCGCTGATAGTTCCAGGAATGGGATTCTTGAATGAGTCTGGCAAAAAGCAAAACCTTACATTTGAGGCTTGGCTAAGAATTAAGACAGATGGCGTTACACAGTCAGCACCTTTTAGAATAATTGGTCCAGTGCAATCATCTGACGGACTATATGTAAATGGTCAGCATTTAATACTAAAAATAGGTGACTCTTTTGCATCTCACTATGTCGGAGAATGGTTTAGACCAATGCTTGTAAACATTGAATATTCAGAATCATTAGCTAGACTGTTTGTGAATGGCGAAGTCGTTGCAACAATAGACCTAGAAAATCAAGTATTTCCAGATAAGTATTCAAGTACAATAGATCAAGACTATATTGGGTTTTATGTAGGTGGCAATGTGTCGTTCATTGAGATTGATTGCGTTGCTGTTTATCCATACAGGTCAGATCCAGTAATACTAAAACGTAGATTTGGATATGGACAGGCAGTTGCTCTACCATCAGAAATCGAAACAGCATATTCTGGAAAGCAAATACTCGTTGATTATACCTTTGCAGGGTATTCAGCAGATTACTCATATCCTAAAATAGAATCTTGGGCAAGCTCTACAAGGGACAATATTGGAACAACAAAGAGCTTTATGGGTACTCCTAATCTAGCAAAACCAGCAATCGTACTTTCTGATACTCTTATGTCTGATAATACTGATAACTCTAAATGGGAATCAGATCTTACTGCTGCTAATATTGCAGATACATCAGAAACTATACCTTTCATAAAGATGCTACCAACATCGGACTGGACAGATGCAGGAGTTAGTGGTTACCTATACTTTAAATCTTTAAGTCAACCAGGACTTGGATCACCATCAGCCTTCTACATATCTGGAAAACCAGATGCATCATACTCAGATCAAGACCAGGTTATCTTTAGACTTCAAAATAAAGAAACCCTGGATAGCATATCAGTAATCCTATCTGGAACAAAAATTAACTATGTATATAATATTTATGGAAAACAGGGAACTCTGAAAACAGAAAACCTATCTAGCACAAACCAGAAATTTACAGTTGGGCTGAGTAGAGATACATTTAGAGAGTATCCAGGTAGAGGTACAGAGATTGCAAGGTTCCTTTCTGGCATGGGTAGATACGCATTATTTGTTGGTGGTGACTATGCTGGATCAGATTCAGAAATATCAACAACCTTCGCTGGAAAAATATATGCAGTGTCAATGATGTCACCAAACAACTTTACTAAGCAGTCTATGGCATCACTATTCCCAGCTGGATTTGCAAATGTATCATCATCTACATCTTTTATGTCGAAATCACCAAGCTACAAGCTAAATATGCTTAAGCAATCTTTTGGTAGCGATAGCGTATATAAAATAACAGTAGCATCAACATCATATTGGCAAGACTATATACCACTTCAAAAGCTAGCAAAGAAGGCATATAGCTCAATAAACAACAACCTGTATTCAACCGATATGATTCAGTTCTCAATAGATGCAGAGTCATCATCAATAATTGCTTCTGACAAGATTAATACTTCAGGGGTAGACATTAAAACCTATATCTACTTTGACTATGTAAGCAGTGTTAGATCCTTTGCCGTATTTGGAAATAACATTTCTCAAACTGTTATCACACTAGACAAAAATAAAGTCGTCGATGCATCTTCATCCTGGTCTAGCAAAAAATTTGAGGTAGTTGATGGGACAGTGATCTTCCCACCATCATCTAACTTTACAAGTGGAAAAACACAGGCTGATATTGTTATGGTAACGCTGATAGAGATCACTACAAAATCTACAGAGTTCTTGCCAGTAAAGATTAGAACCCTAGAATATGCCTCACAAACTTTTAATAGATATACCAGCAAAACTTTTGATAAGGATTACGCAAAAAGAATTGGCTCACGAGCAAATGGTTCTGGACTATACATGTTCTCAGAATCAAATAATCAATTTGACTACAGCAGTAAAAATCCAGTTGCCATATCTAAAACAATGTCTCCATATCTTTACAACACTAACAGGACAGGTATAAAGGTTTTGGATTCTTATGGAACATCCAAAGATCGTGGCTTACTGATACCTGTAAACCTAGATGCTTTAGACAGCTACTTTATATCTCTGATATCTTTCTATGCACTATATAATGACGATAAGTTTGAGTCACAGACATCTATCGTTGAGGTGTATGATGATAGGTATGGAAAGCTTAGAATTGTTGCTTCGAAGTTTGGAAATGACGATCAGAATGCCTACCTATCCATACTTAACTCAGATGGTGTAGCACTAACAAATGTGGAGTTCTATATCAATGGAAAGTATGTTGCAAAACCAACAATATCTATAAAAGAGTGGTCATCAGTATCTATACTATTTGTCTCAGATCCAATAGATGTATCATCAAGATCAGACTATAAGATTGAGATAGTTGGAAGCTTTGTAATTAATAATATTTCTTACTTCCAGATTCGTTCAGAGGAGCTAGCACAGCAGGTGCTTCCAAACGAATGGAATGACTTTGACACAGAATACCTGTGGTCACAAACTGATACAGAAAAAACTTGGTCACAAATTGCGGCATCTCAGGGTTTTATTAGACCTAGCCTATCCCCAACAACTATTTTCGACATTTATTCTGGAACTAACAAGATATACTCCACTCAGAATGATGATTTAACTGGCATAAGGTTAAACGGTTACACTTATGATGTTGTTGAAGATATAATTTGGCAAACATCTACCACATTGTCGCCATAGTATGGTATAATAGTGGTTATGGATAAAATAGTAAACGGACCACTTGGTAAGACTCGTGTAAGAGTCATTGAGGAAAAGTTCTCAAATGCAGGTATTTATGTGTGGCAATTGCCATCAGGAAAGTACTTCACAGATGGTGAAGGTAACGCACTTAGCATTGAGTCAATGATTAATGATGTAGCCAAGATTAAAGAACTTACAGATGCAGCAGCTCACTATGGTCAGCCAGAAGGCAAGCCAGTATTCTTCTCAAACGTTAAGAAGATCTCAGATGAAGAATATAGCGAACAGCAAGACCGTATGGCTCAGGGATTCATCCCATCTTCAAATGACCTAGGTGCTTTGATAGCTGCCAAGAATACACAGCTACTCTATGGAAGTGAAGACTAATGAACGATATCGTAAGAATTCCAATTAAGGATGATTCATTTCTAAAGAACGAACTTGACGAAGCCTCAAATGTTTTTAAAGCCATGGACCAGTTCAGCAAGGACTGGAGTGATGTTAGAAAGTTTTCTGGCATTGACCAAAACTTCAAGCGTCGTGCTGACCGTGTTGTAGAAAAGACACAGGCAACCGATGGATATATGGACTCAGCTCTCGCTGTTCAAAGCGGTAGAGAAGATGCTAAGTCAAAAGCAATCAACCCTGGTATGGTATACCGAAATGCCTATGGACTATTTGACGTAATTACACCTCCATACAACCTAAACGAACTTGCAAACTACTACGACACTTCATTCGCTAACCACGCTGCTATTGACGCAAAGGTAGAGAACACCGTTGGTTTAGGTTATGACTTTATTATCTCAGACAAGACAATGCTTAAAATGGAAATGTCTGAAGATAAGGACGCAACTGATCGTGCTCGCAAACGCATTGAGCGTCTAAAGATTCAGCTACGTGACTGGATCGAAAGCCTTAACGAAGACGAAAGCTTCACAAGTATTCTTGAAAAGGTAATGACTGACGTTAATGCAACTGGAAACGGATACATTGAAATTGGTAGAACTATTAAGGGTGAGATTGGTTACGTTGGTCATATCCCATCTACAACTATGCGTGTACGTCGTCTTCACGATGGATTCGTGCAGATGATTGGAAATAAGGTTACATACTTCCGTAACTTTGGTGCAAAGAATGCAAACCCAATTACAACTGACAACCGTCCTAATGAGATTATTCACATCAAGGAATACTCTCCACTAAACACATTCTACGGAGTGCCTGACGTTATTGCAGCTATGCCATCTTTGATTGGTGACTCACTGGCTGCACAGTACAACATTGACTACTTCCAAAATAAGGCTGTTCCTCGTTACATTGTAACTCTAAAGGGTGCACAGCTGTCTGCAGAGGCTGAAGATAAGCTATTTAGATTCCTCCAGACTGGTCTTAAGGGACAGAACCACCGAACCCTATATATTCCACTTCCAGGAGATTCAGACAATAGCAAGGTTGAGTTCAAGATGGACCCAATCGAAAACGGTATTCAAGAGGGTTCCTTTAATGAGTACAGAATTCGTAACCGTGATGATATCCTAGTTGCTCACCAGGTTCCACTATCAAAGATTGGTGGTGGAGATGCTGCTGGTGTCGCTGCTGCAATCTCACAAGACCGTACATTCAAAGAGCAGGTAACTCGTCCAGAGCAGACTAAGCTTGAAAAGATTCTTAATAAGATCATTCGTGAAAAGACAGATATCCTAGAGTTTAAGTTCAACGAACTAACACTTACAGATGAAGTTGCACAGTCACAGATTGATGAACGTTATGTCCGTAATAAGGTTGTCACTCCTAATGAGATCCGTGAGAAGCTAGGTCTTCCACAGGTTGATGGTGGAGATGAAATGGTTGATCTAACTGCAAGACAGGCAGCAGATGCAACTGCCAATACACAGCAAAATAGACAGCGTGATTCACAGAGAACTGCAAATCAGTCTGATGGAGTAGCAACAATTGATGGAAGAAATCCGAAAGGTGAGGGAAGAGCTTCACAATAACAAAAAATTGTGTTATAATAAAAAGTAACACATTTGTTATAAAAAGGCTCTATAATTAATTAACATGACTATTTCTAAAGCATTCTTCGAAACTGATGGCGACAACGTTCGTCTATCGATGCCGTTCGCCAAGGTGGACGCAGAGCGTCGAATCGTATCTGGATTTGCTACGCTTGACAACCTTGACAAGCAAAATGACATTGTTACCCCAGAGGCTTCTCTAAACGCATTCTCAAAATTCCGTGGTAACATCCGTGAGATGCACCAGCCATCAGCTGTTGGCAAGATGGTAGCTTTCAAGGAAGACAAGTACTTTGACCCAGAGTCAAAGAAGTTCTACTCAGGCATCTACGTATCAGCATACGTTTCAAAGGGTGCTCAAGACTGCTGGGAAAAGGTTCTAGACGGAACTTACTCAGGCTTCTCAATTGGCGGTAGAATGAACAAGTGGGATGATGCCTATGACGAAAAGATGGATGCAAGCATCCGTATTATTAAAGACTATGATCTCCTAGAGCTATCTCTAGTAGATAATCCAGCAAATCAATTTGCTAGCATTCTTTCAGTAGAGAAAGTAAATGGCGAAAACAAGTTCAGTGGCGAAGTTGTTAACGTAGAAAT